TCGACCGGTAGCCTTTCCCGGGGAAATACTCGCTGCTCTCCAGCCGTATGCGCCGCCCGATGAAGAGTTCCGTGCCGGTCTCCTCGATCCAGACATGATCCGTCGGCGCCTTGTACCGGCTCACATCCAGGGCGTGCTTCCTGTTATACTCGTCAACCGCGGTACGGAATTCTTTCTCCGCCAGCCCGTAGTACTCGTCCGGCATGCGGATGTTCCACAGGATATACTTATCCCCGGGTTTCGGCACCAGCGTGCCGCCGGGCAGCTGCGTATCGTCGTTGTAAGGCCATATCGTGATGATTTCAAACTCCTGCGTCTTGCTGTCATAGTTCACCTCGAAGTAATGGTCATTATCGGTGCCCAACCCTGCAAGCTCGCTGCCCTCCTGAAAGGACACATGTTTCACCAGTCCCCCAATCTCATAGTCGTTGGGGTCGAAGTTCAGGTCGTTGTCTCTGAAGTAGTAAATCGTAAAGGGCTTGCCGTCCTTGTCCTTGACCTCTTTCGAGCGCACGCCGGCCACGACACCGACACGCCGGGGATAGATGTCCGCAAAGGCTTTCTGCTCATAGTGGTGGATGATACCGTACCGCTCCACGTTTATGTCCACATACTTCACGCCGTCGGGCAGCATCAGCCGGCTGTGTCCGTATTTCGCCGCATCAATGTTGCGCGAGCTGCCTATGGGGAACAGGCGTGTATAGAACTTCGCATTGTCGGCCTTGTCGCGGTCAAGGGCCGTCAGTCCCTTGTCATACCCGAGCGTGATTTCCTCACCGTGCTCGCAGCGACACAGGTTTACAGTCTCTCCCTCTATCCACCATTCCACGCCTACGGCTTCCGCCAACTCCTTCAGCCCGTCATTGCAGTACTTGCCGGTATAGTCGATGGTCACGTTGTCTGTGCCCTCCACGGTGCCGGCCTTGAAGTTGGTCGTGCCGTCCATGCCGTCATTGATGTTCTTCACGATCAGACGCACATGGTCTATGGGACGGGCAGTCAGCGTGAACACGGCCTCGTTTCCGCCATCGGTATTGTTCAGGATGAGGAAACGCTTGATAAGGCTCTCAATCCCGTACAGGCGGAGGCTGTATTCCCACTCGACGGTACTCTTCTCTGCGGGTACATACTTCTCCACCGCCCGGTAACGCTCGCCGCCATAGTCGATGTAGTCGTTCACATCGACGGGAATGAACTCGTACAGCGTGAAGGAGAGATTCAGCAGGTTATCCCCCTGTATCTCCTTTTCCTGCGTGCTGCTGCCATCGGGCTCTATGCGCCCCTTTACATTGCCGTAGCTGTCATATAGCGTCAGAATCATTTTTATATCGTTTGAATGGTGTTTGAATGATGTTATATTATCGGTTCAGGTTCACGGAACTTGACCTTGTAGCGGCTGGCCTGTACGCCCTCCTTCCACAGGTAGGTCAGCGACCTGTATGAACTGCAGTCCAAATAGAAGACCCTGAGCGTAAGGTTCAGTTCCGTAAAGGTTATCGTCAGCCAGCCGTCCTTGCCTGTTTTCAGGAAGCGGATAAAGGCCATGTAGCTGGCCAGCCACTGCTCCCGTGTCTGGGCATACTGGGCGAAATGAAGCGTCACATCGCGCTCGGCATTGGCGGGCAACAGTGTCCGGGAGTATTTCTTTCCGTCATGCTCCCGTATGTCTACGCCCACATGTTCCTTTGCCTTACTCGGTGTCAGAATGGCGTTCAGGTTTTCCCTGCCGCCTTTCTTCTCCTCGGTGAGGAACACGCCGTACTCCTTCCAGATATCCGTGCCGTTGATCAGTACAAGCCCGCCTAATATCTTATCCATACTATTTCACTTTTACGCCATCGCGAGTTATTTTTTTCATTTCTTCCTTTATATCTTTCAGAGATTGGGCACTGCTGCCCGTATTGTCCTCGATTTTCTTCAGGTGTCCCTGGGCGTCACTCATCCTGACGGTTATGTCCTCCACGCGGTCATCGATGCTTGCCCAGTGCATCTGACCGCTGACGAACAGTCCCTCCAGCTTTGTTCCCTGGTCCTGGCTCATTGTCATGAAGGCACCGCTCCTGCCGGACTGTGCCGTGCCTCCGGTCTTGTCAGTCTCCTTGATGATACCTTCGTTCCTCAGCTGCTCGATGTCGTTCCTGGCACTCTTCACATAGTCCTCGTACTCCTGCTTCAAAGCGTCAAGCCGTTTCCGGTACTCGGCATCGGTTATCTCACCGCTTGTCCTCGCCTTGTTGAGCTTGGCAAGGTTTTCGTACCATGTTTCCAGATTCTTCTGAAATTTCGCGCCGACGAGGTTGTTCACTGCCATCTTGTTAACCATCTCCTGCCAATTCTCGGCTATTTCATCGAAGACTTTCTCTGAGCCGTTGGCAAGTCCATAGAGGGAATTTAAGAAGCTGTCAAAGACATTGTCCTTGGTCGTGGTGGTCAGGTTCTCATAGAGGGCGTCCGTAATCTCCTTCAGCTTGCCGGCCTGCTCGATATACTTGTCCAGCTCCTCGGCCACCCGGCCGCCGTAGCCGCCCTTGCCGGTATCCTGCAGCATCTTCCACATGTCCACATTGGAGCGCAGCATCTTCATCTCCTCCGGGCTGAGGTTCCAAATGTCCCCGTTCCACTTCCTGCCCATCTGTGCACTCAGGCGGTCTATTTGTTCCTGGCTGTAACCGCGCCAGTAGTAGTTGAAACTGTGGTGCGCGGAATGATAACCCGCCTGCGCCTGGGCAATGCCCTTGTAGTTGTCGATTGTCTCACGCTGCAGCTTCTCCGCATCATCAGATATGCGGATGGCGACGGCTCCCCGGGCAGTCTTCATCTCATCGGTCAGGTCTTCGATGGCCTGCTCGAGCAGCTCGTTCCGCTTGGTCAGCCGGTCGATGGCCTCCGCGACTTCCTTCTCGTTGGAATTGGTGAACCAGTCGCTCGGTCCCTTGGAACTCAAGGCCCCGAAGGACAGGATATTGCCGATACGCCCCAGTACGGTGTCAAGCAGACCGCCTATGCCGTTCACAATAATGCTTTCCAATACCTTGAACAAATTCTCCGGCAGGTCGAAAATGGCGTCTATCAGATTGCCGATGGCATCCAGTATGCTCACAACAAGGTCATCAATCCATCTGAGGGAGATGATTTCCGTAATGGCATCAAGGATGCCTGTAACGAAGTTCTTGATACCGTGCACCAGGTCGAGTATCAGCTTGGGGATCTGGGCCACGATACCGATGATACCGCCAAGCCCGCTTGACAATACGCCCGACAGGCTTCCGCCGATACTCCCCAGCGCACTGCCCATCGTTCCCGACAGCGTGGTGCCTATCGTCTTCGCCATGCCTTCCCCCATCTGCGGAAGTATGGAATCCAGCGTACCTTTCAGCTGGTCTATCTGCCCCACGGACTGCTGAATGCCGCCGAAGCCCTCCAAGCCCTGCCAGGCCTTGGCATTACTCAGTGCTGTCGTGAGTCCGCTTGTGAAGTTGGCCACCTCGTCGGAGGTCCGGTTCAGGGCCGCACCGAAGTCCTCCATGCTCTCATGTGCCTTGGCGGTGGCATCGCCCAGTTCCTGCGCCTTGGTCTCCAGTTCCCTGTACTGCTCTTCCGTAATCTCTCCTGAAGCGAGTTTCTTCTTCCCTTCGTCCCTTGTCTTCACGGCGGCTTCCTCAGCCTTCACGGCACGGTCGTAGGCGGCCACGCTGTCCGTGAACTGCTTGATGGCCTCGTCCAGTTTCTGCCATGTCACGCTCTGGTCTGTACCGACATACCGGCGCATCTCCTGTATCAGGTCCGTCACCTTCTGCTGGGTCTCCGCATCGGCGTTCCTGTAGTCGTCCGTCTCGACGTATGCACGCAGCTGCTCCATCATCGGCGTCATCATCTCCTTGGTCAGGTTGCCCACGCCGCTGAAGAGCGCGTTCCAGTCGATTCCACGGCTGATTTCCTCGAACGACATGCCGGCCTCGCGTTGCTGCTGTTCCTTGCGGAGTCGGGCTTTCTTCCACTTCTTCGTACTGTCGCTCACTTCGGAAGCGTCCACCTCGGCTATCTTCTGCGCTGTCTCCTTGGCGATGGCCAGCTTCTTCTGCTGGAACGAACCGTATTCCCTCAGGTATTCGCTCATCGCCTGAATCTCCTCCCTGCGCTGTTCCAGCTGCTTCTTCGCCTCTTCCCTGGCAATCTCTTTCTCGCCGTCCTTTTTCTTCATGGAGGCAAGGGCACGGGCTGAGGCAAGTTCTTCGGTCTGTTCCCCGGAGAGATGCCCCTTTTGTGCATCGCGCCATTTCTTTTCCTGGGCGGCGAGTTCCTCCATTTCCTTCTTGTAGTTTTCCTGGATTTGTCGGCGTTTCTTTTCCGAGCCTTCCTTGAGCAGGTCTATCTCTGCCTGGCGGTTCTTCTGCTGGAGGGCGAGCAACTCGGAAGCCATGCGTTCTTCCTCTTTCTTGGTGTCTTTTTTCGTCTTTTCTTTTTTAGGCTTGCCCGGTGCAGCATGACCACCGATATTTGCACTCTTGCCAATGGAGGCAGCCTGTTGTACCATCTTCGAGGCTTCTGCCAACAGTTCGTCCCTTTCTTTTTTCAGTCGGCTTTCCTCATCGGCTTTCACGCCCTCGCGTCTTTTCCTGATAATGGCTTCAGCGTCCTGATACGGTACGCCTGGCTGACTGTTCATCTGGGCTGATCCGACTCTTACAAGCTGGTCTTTAAACCACCCCCAGATGCCGCCAGTAAAATCTCCTGCATCCTTTACCTTTGTCTCGTTCAGCTTGGCATCCACTTCTGTGGCCTTGTTTACCAACGCCTGCGCCTTGGCCTGGAGGAAAAGCATCTGTATGTACTGCTCGGCTTTCTGCGTCAGCACATCGTACCACTGCGCCACGGTGTCATAATAGCCGAAAGCCTCGCCGTACTTGCGGTTCATCTCCTCGCACTTCTTCTTCTCCTCTTCCTTGGATCCGGTGAAGTTCTTCAGGCTCTCCCGGGTGGTGTCTATCTCAAAGCGGGTCTTGATCATCTCTGCCCGTCCCTGTGATTCAATCTCTACACGTTCCTGCGCCTTCCTTTCCGCTTCTTCCTGTGCATCGGAGTACTTGTTCCACGCTACGATGAGTCCTGTAATGACAACGGACAGGCCGAGTGTCAGCGTGGCCATGAGTGCCGTTGCCGCGGCATTGGAAATACCCAGTGAGGTGGCAAGGCGGTAGTTGGCAGCCGTCAGCAGGTTCTTGACCTTCGTGACGGTTACCAGCCGGAATGCGCTGTCCTTGTTCAGGGCATTGAACAGCTGCTGCAGCCCCATCGTGATGGCCATGACGCTCTGTACCCGTGCCTGCACCTTCATCAGGTTTTCATTCTCGGAAGCGAAAAGGGACATCACGCCCGTGGCGGTGGTGAATGCGCCCGACAGACCGTTCACGCCGGAGATGAAGCCCTGAAGGTTCGCATCGTCATTGGCGAGGATACTGGTCTGGGCACGCAGGTCTCCCAGCGTGTCCGAGAGCTGCGCAGCCTTTTCGGCCATCTGCCGGTACTCCTCGGTGTTCTGCTCACCGTTCAGGCGCATGCGCGCCATGTCGTTCTGCAGTTCGCGCAGCTGGCGCGACAGGCGTTTGTTGCTTCCCTTGTTCTTTTCCTGCTCTGCGGTCAGCTCGGCAAGGATGGCCTTGTCTTCCTCAAGGGCTTTCTTGGCAGCGTTCAGTTCAGCTAGAGCCGCGGATTGTGCATTGCCGGGAGCGGCTTTCTCGTAAGCCTTCTGCAAGGCGCGCACGTCTGCCTCCACCTGCTTCACGACGGCTTTCTGCTCCGTTATCTTATCGGTAAGGCTCTTGTTAGCCGCAGCCGCCTGTTCCTCAGAAATGGTTATCTTGCGGTATTCCTGCTCCAGCTGGGCGACACCCTGTTTGGCCTGCTGGTGTTCCTTCTCCAGTTGCTGCAGTGCGCCTGTTTCCTCGGCAAGGACTTTCTTGCATGCACTGATTTCTGCGAGCAGCTCCTGCTGACCGGTTCCCGGCTTCATGGTCTGAAGCTTGCGCTGCATCTTGTCCAGGTCGGAGTTCACGCCGTCAATGACCTTGCGCTGGTCATCAATCTTGGTATTGATGACCAGGGAGGCACGGCGGGCTGCGCCCAGCAGCTGCTCGACGCTCAACTTGCTCTTGTCAAGTCCAGCCGTCAAGTTGTCCCGCATCAAAAACTCTATCTCTACCGGTTTCATTCGCTATTGTTTTAAGTTGCTTTGAAAAAACGCCACTATATCGCTGGCTTCACCTTCAGGGCTTTGTGTGCTACCGTTGGCTTGCTTGCCATCTACATAGCGGGGAGCGTCGCTCAGCATCATGATTAGTGTCTGGAAGTTCACGCCGTTCAGGATATAGTCCACGCTCCATCCTGTGGCACTCGCTATCTGCCATATAAACCCAAAGGGGCTATGGGAGCCTTCCCAACGGCTCTTTAACTCCCCCTCTTTCCTTGGCTCAGTCTCAGCTTCATCGGATTCGTCATCTCTGCTGATCTGATAATAGGTATAAAAGACTGCGTGCCCATCAGCAATACGAATTGGCTGAAGGCTGCCTTCTGGTACTCCCACTTCATCGAGTGCAGCACGAGCCATGACAGCAGCCATACCGGCAGCCACCAGCGTTCCATCGTCAGGGCGATGATACGGCTCAAGGTCTTGCCATGCCGGGCAAGGAACTGCATCTGTTCCTTATGGTCCATCGCTTCCAGTTCGGCCGCCGTCGTGTCCATAGACAGGTAGGCATGCGCAATCTTTATCTGTCGGGCCAGCGTCGGACGCTTCATCGTCAGCCGGAATCGCAGCGGCTCTTTCCTGAAAGGTATCCTTAAATCCTTGAGAGGGAGGGAAACGCCCGCATCAAGCAAGGCTTCCGCTCCCTCTCTCTGGATTTTCCTGATTACTTGCTCGTCCATCAGCCTTCACCCGGAGTGTCATTGATTTCGTAAGGAGCACCGCCATCCTCGGGCTTGTTCACCTTCAGCTGGCATTCTACCTTCGAAACTTCGGTCAGCGTCAGTTTGCCGCCGAGATTGGCCAGGATGGTTCCGTTGGGAATGGTCATCGTCTGACCGCTCACGAAGTCGATGGTCCACTTGTCCCTCAATTCCACAAGGGAGGAAGGAGCCTTCCAGCCTGTAACTTTCTCATTTCCGCTGCCACCAGTCTTCACCAGCTCACCGCCGAGAATGTTCTTCAGGTTCTCGTAATCCAACTGGATAAGGTTGAAAGTCGGACTGACCTGTCCGTTCTTTTGGAGCAGGGTCAGCACAGGCGCATCGGGAACCTGTTCGGCTTCCACGTCCACACTCTCCGGCTTAGCGCCGCCCCAGTCCCAGCTGCCTTTTTCGATGTAACCTATCAGCGTGGTTCCTTTCTTCACGGCTGCGATGCCGTAGATGAATTTCTTGTTCTTGCTCATTTTCTAAGTTTTATAAAAGTGAATACTATTCCGATTATCCCGGACAGAAGCCCGGCACAAAAATACTTGAGCCTCATGAGGAAGGTGTTTCCGGAACTATCCTTTGTCTCTTCCCTAAGCTCTTTGTTGGACCTGTTTGCCTCCTTCAGCTGGCGTTTCAGGGTGCTGATGGTCTTGGAGTATCCGGCACACACCAGTTCCAGACTGTCGCAGCCGGCTTCAATCACCAGCAGCTCCGGTTCCTTCTCCGTCGGTGCCCTCCGCGTTACCTTCACATTCGCCTGTCCTTTTCGGGCCGTGTAGCCCGCCCCTGCCGTCCATGCTGAGCGTCAGGCTCACCGCCGACATCGGGACTTTCACGGGCGTTCGCCAGGTTTCTACGACGCTCACCGTGCTGTCCACGTCGAGGCGGTTCGCCTCTTGGCTCGTGGCTGTCTCCCGGTTCACGCTTTTTCTGCTCGATGCGCATGCGGTGAAGCACAGGGCAGTCATCGCTATAACGGCAGCTGTTAGCATCGTCGATGGCCTTGCGGAGCCGTGCCATCTCGCGCTTGGTCGCGTTGAGGTCTTTTCGTGTCTCATTGAGTTCTTCCTTTAATGGGTTTACAATATTCTCGATAAGTACCCGGGTGGCTTTCTCAGTGTTATCAATCCGGACTGTCTCGGCTTCGACTTCCGCTTTCTCTGCTTCCGCTTTCGCTTTCCTCACGGTCGATTTCAATGTGATGATGGCTGCTATCGTAGCCACCAGGCCGCCACCCAGCACCAGATTGATAATTTCACTGAGTTCCATACCTTTTATATATTATGGGCTTACTGCCTGATTCCTATCTCGCGCAACCACTTCTGCACGTCAAAGGAAGGACAGGCCTTGCCCGGGTTCAGCTCATGGTGTCCCACGATGCGTATCTGGGGGAAGCGGTGGTGGAAGTCCTGCACATAGCGTTTCAGGGACTCGCGCTGCGCTGCCGTCCGCGTATCCTTCGGCTTCATGGCCTTGTCGCAGCCGCCTACATATACGATGTGCCGGCTTATGCTGTTGAAGCCTGCGGCACCGTTGGTAACCTCCCAGGGGTCAACGTTGGTGTCTTCGTTGTTGTCCACCAGCCGTTCCACACGACCGTCGAGGTGCACCATATCCGTGTAACCCACCTGCTTCCAGCCACGCCCACCCTTGCTTACCGGGTCGGTGTGCCAGTGGCGTATCTCCGCGGAGCTTACCTCACGGCCTTCCGGCGTGGCGGTGCAGTGGATTACAAGATACTTTATCGGCTTACTCATCGCCTTCAGAATTGGGGTTAGGGTTCTGTTCCTGACCAGCTGCGCCGGTATCCGGACTTTCGTCCGTACCTCCCTCGCCTTCGTCCGGCTGCCCGCCATCTTCCTCTGTGCCGAGAATATATGCAGGGGCTGTCTTGCCCTTGAACTCCTTGCACAGGCCACGTTCTATGAGCGACTGGGCGCGGTCTTTGTCTTTCACCTCCAGAATGGTATCCGGGTCATACACTGTTACATGATCGTCCCTGTCGCGGAACGTGCTTGTTACTTTCAGTTTCATACGCTTGTATCTGTTTTATGATTTTACTATCCCTCAGGAAGGCTGGGGTCCTTGTAGCCGCTCATCATCACTGCACCGGCATCTGTCTTTTTCGGCATACAGATGAAGTAGTGACGGAAGTTGATGAGCGAACGCTGGTTCTGCGGGTCGGTCGATGCCTCGCTGTAGTACATCTTCGTGGAACCCGTGGCCTTGAAGACACGAGATACATAGAAGGCGAAGGAGCACTGGAACTCACCGGTCGCCGCACTGGCACCGACTTCTTTTTTCTTGCCGGCAGTGGTGTACAGCGGATTGTTCGCGAACTCGTAGATGTCAAAGCCGTACAGCCTGCCTACCGTGCCGTCATTGCGGTTGATGTTGTACTGCTCCTTGAACACCTGCGATACTTCCAGCAGGTCGTTGGCATGGTCGCTGCAAAGCACGAGGCGACGCCCCTGGGCTGGAACTTTCAGCTTGTCCAGCGCACGCTTCAGGTTCAGCAAATCGGTCGGCGTCATCTTCAGGCGTCCAGTTACCGGATCGCGCTTGCCCGTAGTCTTCAGTACGGGCGTGGTGGCAGTGTCTTCTTTTGCACACAAGGCGTGGGCAGCCTTGGCAAACTTCGAGTCGCTGATCGCATTGCCGTGGCTTTCCTTCACACGTGCCATCTTGTCATAGCTCAATGCGTAGAGTTCGTCATCGGTAATGGGTGTTACCTTCGTCTGGAACTTGTCCAGCTTGATGGCGATGTCCTTGTCCTCCAAAGCCTGAAGGGGAATAGGATAGGTCGTGTTGTTGATCAATACATCGGGATCAACACCGACCTCTACAAGGTGGATGACATCGTTGTTCACGATACTCGAACTGTCCGGAATGCCGTCAAGGAAAGTCGCCTCCAGACCACGGCGCAGGTATTTCACCAGTTCACCAGTCCATATCTCGGTATAGACGCCCGCACGGAGACTGCCGGCGGGAGCCGCCTGTCCGATGATGGCAGCAAGCACGTTCATGCCGACGGCACCCGTCATGGGAGACAGACCGGCAGCGACGGCAAGGGTGCCGCCTACCAGGCAGTTCATGAGAACCGCCATAAACATTGCAATCATTTTTGTCATTGCTTTCTGATTTTTGTTGTTATACATGTTAAATCTCGCATTCAATACCGTATTCAGCCTTGTACAGCTTCTTGTACTGTGCGGGGCTCTCTTCACGGAGCTTCTCCAACTCCTCTGTAGGAACCTCGCTCAGCTTTTTGTATTCGGCATTTCCTCCAGACGGGGCTCCGCCCTGATTGCCTACGATGGAACTCAGCTTCACCTGTGGCGACATGGCATCAAAGGTTGCCTTCAGGTCTTCGGCACCGAGCTTCTTTCCCAGTTCCAAAAACTGCTGTTTCTTGTCCTCACCGATTTTCTTCTCGGCCACGGCGGTGTTCACGAGGGTTTCAATACGTGCGGCACGCAGCGTGTCGCATTCCGTGCGGAGACTGTCCGCCTCCGCACCCTTGGTCTTCAGCTTTGCCAATTCTGCACTGATGGCAGCTTCGTCGGCATCTTTGGGAAGACCTAACTCAAGGGCTAATTTCTCTTGGTCCATTTCTTTTGATTTTTGATTGTTGTTACTATGCAGCAGCGGCAGTACAGTGCCGCCATCCTTGCCTAACTCTATGCGCTGCCCGTCTTTCTGCAGCACGATGGCATCGTCATTCGCTCCGATGTCCACCAGCGATACTTCGAAGAGCTTGCTCTTTGTAATCGTCGGGCTGCTTTGCCCCTGTACCAGGTGTTCTTGGGACTCGCTCAACTCCAAGATGTCAATGCCCACGCTCACCATTTTCAACGAGCCGAACTCCCACTGCTTCTTGCAACGTCGGCTCAGCTCGGTCGCCTCGTCGAACACCAGTTCGCCGGTAACTTCCTCTCCTTCGACCTTCAGGTCTTTCACCAGACCGATGACCTGACCGCGCTCGTGCATGTACAGCAATACGGGGTTGCGGTTGTACTGTTCGACATTCATACCGGCTGTCAGGACACGCGTACCATAGCTGTTCAGGCTCTCGTTGCTGATTCTTACTCGTCTTGTCTTGCTCATACCATCGCTTTTTGATGCAAAGTTGCGGTATTTAAGACAGCCTTCAAAGAAAGTGTGAAACGGTTGCACACATCTGTGAAAGCATTGCACACTTCTTTTCCTGCCTGCCTGAAAAAGGGCATCTTTGCAGTAGTTTTTAATACAATCCATAAAAACGTTTTTATGACAAAGGCAGAAATTGAACAGAAAAAGACCATCGGGAGGTCGTTGTACCTCTCCGGAATGGAGCAGACGGAGATAGCCGACCAGCTGGGTGTGTCGCGCGTTACCGTTTCCAAATGGTGCACCTCTGAAGGATGGAAGGAGGCGCGCGCCGCAAAGAACATATCACGCCCGGAACTGGTGAACAAGCTCCTGCTTACCATCGACGGTTTGATAGAGAGTGTGAACAAGTCAGAGGACCCGACGCTCATCGGCTCGCTGGCCGACAAGCTCTCAAAACTTTCGGCAACGATAGAGAAGCTCGACAAGAAGGCAAACGTCATCGATGCCATAGAGGTGTTCATGGCTTTTAACCGCTGGATTCAGGACCAGGCGTCCTACGACCCGGAGATTACGCCGGAGCTTATCAAGGCCATCAACAAGTACCAGAACAAGTTCCTCATGGAGCGCATGCAAAACCCGTCCACATTATAGTATCACGCTATGGCAACAATATCGGAGCTCAAGAAGATACAGCAGGAGTGGCAGGAACACTGCCGGCAGATACAGAGCATTACGGACACGAAAAGCCTTGTCCGCGAGAGTTCCGTGCAGAAAGAGCAGCGCATTCGCAGGCTGCAGAAGGACTATGCCGCATTCTGCGAATACTATTTCCCTCATTTCCTGCAGCTGCGCGACAAGGTTACGGGTGAGGTTATCCGTACTATCCACAATGCACCGTTCCACAACGCCGCAGCTAATAAGGTAAAGAACACTCCGAACCTGAAAGCTGTCTTCAAGTGGCCTCGCGGGCATGCCAAGTCTACGCACATGGACATCTTCACTCCGCTGTGGCTCATGTTCCAGCCCAAGAGGCTCATCAACTTCATGGTGCTCGTCGGCAAGTCAGAGGACAGCGCAAACCGGCTCCTCGGTGACATTCAGGCGGAGCTCCAGTATAACAAACGAATCATCGCCGACTTCGGAAAACAGATGTCTATGGGCAACTGGACGGAGGGGGAATTCACCACCAAGGAGGGGGTATATTTCCTTGCGTGTGGTCGTGGACAGTCGCCGCGTGGCCTCCGCAAGCGTGAGGCACGACCGGACTATATCGTCATTGACGACCTTGATGACGATGAACTCTGCCGTAACGAACGCCGTGTGCGCGAACTCACCGATTGGGTGAAGGAAGCCCTTTTCGGTGCCCTCGATGTGGGGCGTGGACGCTTCATTATGGTCGGTAACCTTATCTCGAAGACCTCAGTCTTGGCCAACATCTGCAAGACAAAGGGCGTGCATGTCTCAACCATATATGCTGTGGACAGCGAGGGCAATCCCGTATGGCGTGAGAAATGGACCAAGGAGGAAGCCCGCGAATATGCCGACTTTGTAGGCTATCGTGCCTGGAACAAGGAGATGATGCACAATCCCATCGTCGAGGGAACTGTCTTCCGGCAGGAATGGATACGTTGGGCAAAACGACCGGCATGGAAAGACTTCTCCGAATTTGTCCTCTATATCGACCCGTCGTGGAAAAGCAAGAAGACCAACGACACCAAGGCCGCCAAGCTCTGGGGTAAACACAAAACCTATCTTTGGCACCTGCGCGCTTTCGTGCGCAAGGCCTCTGTTGCCGAACTCGTCCGCTGGTGTTACGACCTCTACGAATGGAGCCAGGAAATCGGCATTGCCATACGCTTTGCCATCGAAGCAAGCTTCATGCAGGATATTCTCCTCGATGAGTTCACCACGGAAGGAGAGCTCCGAGGCTATCAATTGCCCATTACCGGCGATACACGCAAAAAGCCGGACAAGTTCCAGCGCGTCGAGGCCATCAGTCCGCTCTGGGAACGGGGCTTTGTCTACTACGACATCTCGCAGAAGGAAGACCCGGACATGCAGGCTGGTGTCGAACAGACGCTCGCCTTCGAGAAAGGTATGGCTGGCAACGACGATGCGCCCGACGCAGACGAGGGGGCCATCTATATCCTTCAGAAGAATACAAGGCAACAGATTTATTCACCGAGGTTCGGCAAACGCCCGACCTCCAAAAACCAATGGTAAATAACATGATACGGCTTATAAAAGACATTATCTTCGGCTTCCGCTTCAAGCGTGCCGTCAGGAAGGCAGACCGCTTTCACCATATCACGCACCGCAAGTACATGGTGCTTGTCATCAACAAGAAGCTCGAGGTTCTCTCCAAACAGGAGGTGAGAAAGTTTGTGGCTGGCGGCATTTTCCAAAAGGGAACAACCGTCGGGGATATTGAGAGTAAGGCATTATATATAACGATGTAGGCTTATGTTTATCACAGATGAAGACTATAGGGTGGTCATTGGCGAGCAGGCACTTAAAGTGGTGTCTCAGGTCAGCGAGGAGAACCGGGTCAACGCCGAAACGGAGGCCGTCGAGGAGATAGCCGGCTATCTCCGCCCGAAGTATGATACAGCTGCTGTGTTCAGCGCTTCAGGAAGCGACCGCAACAGGCTCGTGGTGATGTACGTCTGCGACATCGCCATCTACCACATGGCTGCGTCCACACCGCAGAAGATGGGAATGGAGATACGCAAGGAACGCTATGAGCGGGCCATCAAGTGGCTGGAGGGGGTACAGGCCGGGAAGATTGTGCCGGACCTGCCACTCGCAATCGATGAGAACGGCGACACCATCGGCCTTCCGATGAAGTACGGAAGCCAAAAGAAGCAAAGATATAACTGGTGACTACTATGGCAAGAAACAGGAATACAAACAACAAGATGCTGGTGCGCACGCCTTTCGGCACGCTCCAGCTGGCAAGGAACGACGCAAAGCGGTTCCACAAGACGGTGATGGAACTGCAGCGCACGACCGATTCGCTCACGCGTAAGGACATAGGCGATTGGCGCATAGCGTGGCAGATGGCCATCAACGTCGATAATCCGAACCGCCAGCGGCTCTATGACATATACCGCGATGTGGAAGTTGACCTGCACCTTTCCGGGTGTATCCAGCAGCGCGAGGGGTTTGTCCTGTCGCGCTCGTTCAAACTGGTCAACGAGAAAGGCGATGAGGACGAGGAGGCCGCGGACTATTTCAACACGGCATGGTTCAAGCAACTCATGAAGTTCGCACTCGATGCCAACTACTGGGGACATTCGCTCATTGAGCTTGGAGAGCTGACAACCGACACCAGCGACCGTCTCTGCTACGACGGGGTGAAACTTATCCCGCGCAAGCATGTCATTCCGGAATATGGCAGGGTGGTAGCCCAACTGGGCGATGACTGGAAGTCGGGCATTGACTACCATCGCCCTCCGTTTGCCGACTGGCTCATCGAGGTGGGACAGTCGGACAGCCTCGGGCTCTACCTGAAGGCGGCCACGCAGACCATTCCCAAGAAGAATGCACTGGCGTTCTGGGACACTTTCGCTGAGATATTCGGAATGCCCATGCGCATAGCCCGCACCACCACGCGCGACGAAAAGGAACTCTCCAAGATGGAGAAGATGATGGCCGAAATGGGTACCGAGGGCTGGGGCGTCTTCCAGCAGGGAACAGAAATTGAGGTCGTGGAGTCCAGCAAGGGCGATGCCTTCAATGTCTATGACCGTCGCATTGACCGTGCGAACTCCGAACTCTCCAAACTCATCATCGGGCAGACAATGACCATTGAGGACGGCTCCTCGCTCTCCCAGTCGGAGACTCACCTTGAAGTCTTCCAGAACCTGGTGGAGGCTGACAGCGACACGCTGCGCGACATGGTGAACAACCAACTCATTCCGCGTATGATACGGCACGGCTTCCCTTTGCAGGGCATTCACTTCGACTGGGACTACAGCGTGGACTATACGCCGGAGCAGCAGGTGGCTTACGAGCAGCTCGTGCTGAACAATTACGAGGTGGACCCGTCCTACTTCGAGGAGAAATACAACATGCCCGTAGGCGAGCGCAGGCAGCAGGTTCCCGTTCTTGGGCCCACACCCCCCGACGGTGGTGGTGAAGAGCCCAAGGGCGATAAAACACCCAAGCCGGACAAAAAGAAGCGACAGGAACAAAATAAACGCCCTTTTTTCGACTGAGCCCCTCTGACTACGAGGGGCTGCACGAACGCTATGCCCGTCTGCTGGACAAGTCCGCACTGCAAGCCACTTTCAGCCGTGAAGAGGATATAAGGAAAGAACTCTCCACGCTCTTTGAGGGAATGATGCAGACGCTCTATAAAGTCGAAGGGGCACAGTTCCGCATTGAGATTCTGGAGACACCTAAAATACGGAACTTCATTGAGGCACATGCCGCTGCATTGGACTCTTCCTTTGAGAAAGTGGCGATGTCCGATACGATGCGAAAGCGGCTGCAGCGGTCTGACTACATTTTCTCCGGCATGAAGACCTTCCACGAGTTGAACGAGGCTTTCCCGTCGCTACTTGATGAGAACGGCAATCGAAAGTCATTCGAACAGTTCTTGAATGACGTTCAAAGCATTGACAGTACATACAACCGGAACTATCTCCGTGCGGAGTATAATTTTGTGCAGGCCTCCGCACAGATGGCTGCCAAGTGGGAGGGCTTTATGCAGGACGGCGACCGGTACAACCTCCAGTACCGTACTGCAGGAGACGATAAGGTACGCCCTGAACATGCCGCTCTTGACCGTGTAACGCTGCCCATCACTGACCCGTTCTGGGAAGAATATTACCCGCCGAACGGATGGAACTGCCGCTGCACGGTTGTACAGGTGCGCAAGTCGAAATATTCCGTCACACCACACGACGAAGCGATGGCTCTCGGAGAAGAGGCAACGGGCAAGGACACAAAGGGGATATTCCGTTTCAATGCTGGACTGGAGCAGAAGTCCGTACCCGACTACAACCCCTACACCATACGCCGCTGCAGGGACTGCGATATTGCCAAAGGGAAAATCAAACTTGCTTTCATTCCTGACAATGAACTTTGCGCTGCCTGCCGGCTTATAAGGGCTCAAAAACACGAGAACATAGGGGCTGCAGAGCGTATCCTGAAATATGATGAGAAGGCATGGGAAAGAACCTATGTATCACCAAAGGACATCGGACTTGTGGCTACGCAATTGGAACGCATTGCGGAAGCTACGGCCAGCAATGCCGAAAGGAACAAGTTCAATAAAGAAATGAGAATGTGCAAGGTGCTTGCCGACAATGGGCACGATGTCGAATATCTCCAGGGCGTGAATAGGCCGGCAGGACAAACCTACGATATCCTGTTTGACAGCATAAAGGCCGACCTGAAATGCGTAACCGGTGGGGCAGGCAACATTGTCAAATACGCCAAGAAGGCACTCACAAAGCAAGGAGGCGAGGCGGTCGTATTCGAGATACCCACACATGATGCGAAATACTATGCCGCTCTGACAGAGGCACGACGAAAGTGTAAAGGTAGAATTTTCTTCTATATAGTAGATGAAATGGTATTAAAGGAGCTGAAGATATAAAAAATAAGGCCGCTGAAAAGCGACCTTGGGGCGGTACACGGTCATTACTTCGACCCTGTCCCTACGTATCTCTACGTACTGCAAATATACAATAAAAATCCGTTACTTCCAACAAAAGCAGCGGATTTTTTGTTTTTTGCCTTGTTTTTTTCGTTCAGAGGCTCTTGATGGCTACACATTGGTAGCTTTCTATGTTCTCGACAATTTCCTCATGGTTGTGGTTTGTCCGGCTTTCCACCAGGTCAAATTCCATGAAAGTTTCGCCCTCCATGCAGGTCAGTGCCTTGTGGATTTCCTCCAGCAGGTCGAATACCTTCAGGCTTTCTTCCTGGAACTCGCTGCCCGCACTGACGCTGCCCGTCCAGTCCGTCACCACATGCAGGTTCACTATCGGCTCGGCACGGTA